TGACTTGGTTCTCGACTTGGTTCCAGACTTGGTTCCAGACTTGGTTCCTGACTTGGTTCTCGACTTGGTTCTCGACTTGGTTCTCGACTTGGTTCCCGACTTGGTTCCTGACTTGGTTCCTGACTTGGTTCTCGACTTGGTTCCTGACTTGGTTCTCGACTTGGTTCCAGACTTGGTTCCAGACTTGGTTCCTGACTTGGTTCTCGACTTGGTTCCCGACTTGGTTCCCGACTTGGTTCCCGACTTGGTTCCTGACTTGGTTCCCGACTTGGTTCCAGACTTGGTTCTCGACTTGGTTCTCGACTTGGTTCCTGACTTGGTTCCTGACTTGGTTCCTGACTTGGTTCCTGACTTGGTTCCTGACTTGGTTCCTGACTTGGTTCTCGCTTAATTTTGAAAAATATATCTTGACAAAATTATACATTAATTGTTGAGAGTACCAAGAATCGGCAATCAATATTAACGGTTTTTGTAATCCTATTTTGTCATAAGCCCAATAGATTTCTTCTTTAATATCATCTAATTTTAGATCCTTTCCATTATGTAGAAAATTATCTATCCAGAATTTTCTTACTTCTGGAATCAAAGATTCTTGTTCAGGTGTTAGTTTCTCTAATTTACTCAAGAAGTTCTCCCCCTAAATTGATTATCTTTGAGATTTTGTCTAGATTACCTAGAGCGTATCTGTTTTCAGGTTGCGGTATAACAAGTTCTAGTGCTTTTAATTCTGAAATCCTTGCATTGATTGCGTCTATTGAAATGAAAAGACCGTCTAGTTTGGCACGGTTAAGTAGTTGTTCCTTTGTAAGTGATTGATGAACGTAATCTGATGATATCCACCAAGATAGTATTTCAAATTGTTTTTTGCTTAGTTTTGTTTGTTCTAACGCATACGCTGCACCGTAGTTGCTTCTCTTAGCGTCAAATTTGTAATGGCATGAAGGACACTCTGCTTTCATCGACTATCTGACTCCTTCCTTATTTCAGAGTGTAGAGGATGTGATGTCCAAATTCTTAAAACACCTCGAGGTGTACTAAACTCGGCATGGACTATTACTTGAGAAGGATGTAGTTTTAGAAGTTCAATTATTTCTTCTTCATCAAATTCATAAAACCGTCTAACTTCACTGGATTTGAAAGTCATTTCAAAGCCTCTCCACGTACTAGACATCCTTCAATACACCAGATACACATGATTTGATTTTCTACTTGTTCGTTAGAGCATCCTTGAAAATGTCTGGTGTTTTTGCATTGACAGGTCATTCTTTCTCTTTCCTTTCCTTAGACCTTCGCAAGTTTTCGCAGACTTGGTTAAAGATCATTCCAAGAACAGGACCGTTTTGTTCTTCTATTATCTCGGCTTTTACTGCAAGATAGATTTCATAAGTTATTCTTGCTTCTGTTTGTACGAGTTCGATTTTAGCCTCATCAAGTGAGGTAAACTGGTAAGATTGTTTTGGTTGTGGTGTTGGTGTTTGATTAACTTGTTGTGATATATTTGGTTTAGATACAAAACCGCTTGGCCCGTTATGCGCTTTAGTCCATTCAATATGTTCTTTAGAAGTTACACATACCCACTTGTCACCAAGTTTGAAATTATGATTAGTTCCGTCAGGATTTACTTTCTTCTGTCTTGTATTGCCTTGGTAGGTAGTAGTTACCATGTTTATTTCAAAACCGCATTTTTCACAATTCATATTCTAATTACCTCAAAACTTCTATGATGCCCGTAAACTCTGGACTTGAACGCCAAGGGATAACCGCAACAAGGACAGGATTTTTGTTTCAGTCCTGGAAAAACTTTCTTACAGGTTCTACATCCTAGATTATCAATGCTTAAAGGTGTAGCCCAAGACTTGTTAGGCTGATCCCTGCATTTTCCATTACACGAGTGAGTCATTTATTCATCTCCTGTTTTAGGACATAATGAACGAGTTTTGTTAGGCTGATATTATTTTCATGTAAGAATTTAATTTCCTGTTCGGTAAGATTGATTCTTTTGTATTTTTTCATGTGGGTTCTTTGTTGCTCTTTTCTCCTAATCATCAAGCAGTTATCACAGAATCTTTTTTGAGGACTTTTACCACCAGAGGGTAATTGATTATGGCATTGTTCACATTCGTTAAGTAACTGTAATCTCATTTTGAAATACTCCCTACAAAGTAGCCAATCATGTAACCGATAACGCCTGAAATTAGACAGGCAATTGAAATTACAATGTCACTCATTTGTCAGACAACTCCGGTTTTTCTTCTTCATGTACGAACTCTCGGTATAATTCGATAATCTGCAAGTCGGTGCGGTGCTGTTCCTCTAGGTATGTGTTGTTATGTTTTAGAACTGTGATTTCTGATTTTAATTCCTGAATCTGATCCTTTAATGTTTGAATAAATTCTTCAGGTTCGTTCAATTCTTACTCTCCCTTTCTTCTCTTTCCTGAATCAGGCAATCAGCGCAGTTTTCTTCAATGAGAGTATGCTTTAGACAGATTTTCAAAGAGAGAAAACCCCCAAAAAATAATTACCAGCTAGTTGGTCTTGTGGTGCATGGGCAAAAGTACCAAACTCAGAGAGAATAAAAGACTCTAGCTGATTGTCATATTTTGGGTAGTTTGTTGGATTATTCTCTCTTTTTCTTGCCATTGCGTGAACGACAAGTGTTATTTATTGGTATTATAAAATGTTTGAGGTGTAATATTTTTGAGTTACAGTAAACAATAGAACATTCTAACGATCTCTTTTTATTTGGCAAATTCTTAAATCCAGTAGTACGTAAAACCGTAATGGTGGGTGGTGCAATCTTGCCAGCGTGAACAACTGAACAGGATTTCTCCACCATCCACCGCTAAGTTGTTCGTTGTTTCCATAATATTGGAATACGATTTAACTTTTACCTTCTTTTTGTAATAACGTAACTGTAATTTCTTTTTCTTTAATTTCTATAATATAATATAATATAACATAATGCGTTGTAGCTAGTAGTATGTATGTATGATGTATGTACTACAAATTAGTTGTTGAGTTGTCTTACCTTCAAAATGTTTTCATCCAGTATTGAAAGGCGTTTTTTGTATTCCATTTGCCTTTCTTCTTCCTTTTTCTCTAGGTATGATATCCTTGCAAGTGCTTCTTCTAGCGTCTTGGCGTTCTTTTGATCGCTAAATATAGTCAAGGCTGGTTCAACCTTAAGGTAAAAATCTAACAGTTCCTGATCGGTAAACCTTTCATACCTTTTCATGTATCTACCATGACCAGCTAGGGCATGGCCTAACCCTTCATGCACCTTTTCAGTTTGGGTGATAAAGAAGGATCTAAAACCATGTATTGTAATCTTATGTGTACCAGATTCATATTTTAGATCGTCAAAGCCTGCCTTTTTACGTACTGCGTCAAACACATCCCTCTGTGTTGCAGCCGCCTTTTCCGAATCCTCGTTTTTTGTAAAAACCAAGTCGTCAGGTGATAACCCGATTAAGAGTTGTTGTAGGTATTCATTAGCCTCTAATGATATGAACGTGCGCCTGCCCTTACCAGTCTTGGTGTACTTGCCAGGTAGTTTTACCATAGGTCTTTTGTAGGTAAACACAAAGTCACGCTTTCTTATCTTACACCCTTCCTGTTCACGTATGCCTGAACTTGCCAAAAATAGATAGTATGCCACCCTGTCAAATGAGGCGTGCTTGAATAACTGCCTTTGATCATCTATTGATATTGGGTATGGATCTTCCTCTATTGGCTTGGGTAATACGACATTCTGCCTTATATCCTCTGAATGGATCTTAGTCAGAGTCATATAGGCTAGGTATGGTTTTAGGTAGGCAAAATAGGTAATCTGGGTGTTACAACGCACCTTGTCGGTTAAATAGTTTGAAAATTCCTGTAATAGTTCATAGATGATACGGTCTTTCTTATCTCCTACGATAGTCTTGATCTCGGCAAACACATCTTCTTTTGACTTGTCATATTTCTTCTTGCAAAATATATCAAAGTGCTTTATCACCTTTGCGGTATTCTTCTTGTAAGAGTTTGAACGGGTGCGTATCTTGTCAAAGTATGACTCGGTGGTATGATCCCTTTCTAAAAATGACATGTCTAAACTAATAAATTCTAGTAATTAAGTGTAAATAGCCTAAAGCAAATCTAGTTGGCTATGACATTAGCCTAATAGAAAAATCAATGGCTAAACACACCTGTTATCTTGTCACCGAGAACTTTATTAGAATATGACTTGTAAATAGTTCATCCCTTGCAGGATGTGTGTGGAACAAGTTTCCACCCTTAGTTTTTATTTCCTAATGTAATCAAAGCGTTATCTCATCTCGATTAACTATTAACAACGTCTTGCTAATACGGCCTTGAGATTCATTGATAACTATCATTCCATTTTCACCGTTTTGTCATTAAGAGTTTCTATAATATCTTCTTCATCATAAATACCACCATTTTCTTGTAAACACTTCCCATGACAGAAATAACATTGACAGCATAGACAACGCCCAAACATTTCACCACCACATTCAGGGCATTTTATAATATCATCATGTACCTGAAATTCTTTAGGAAGTCCTTTCTCGAATGGGATTGCTTTCTTTTCATCTATCCATTGTTGACTAACTTCACTCATCTTTACTCTCCTTTTGGTTTGTAATCGAGCAATCATGAGATATTAAGCCTAATTTCTTACCACAATCACTACATACAATCCATTCACTCTGACCAAGATTTTGTCGAGTCTGACGGTGTTTTATCTGGTTGTTGATTTTTGGTTGGTTTGCGGTATTTAAGGGGGTACCACCTTTCATTGTCTTTTAGCCATAGGATATTGCCCTCTATCCTTCGTTCTACGACTTGTTTACATTGATGGGTTGCAATCTCTTCAGCAATTACCTGAGTATTACAGTAAGTACATAGAAAAATATTGGTCAATTATCCCACTCTCGAAATTGAGGTTCAGTAGTTTCAGCATGCTTGTTTAATTCATCCATTTTTCGTTTTAAATCGGATATTGGTCTAACTTCGGTGTATAAGTAAACATCTCTCTTTTGACAGTGAGGACATGTAACACGAAACCAATCTCGTTTACCTACAAACAGTTCAAGCCTTTTATGCCATTTTGAAGGTTCTGGGAATTTAATTTGTGTAAGATCAATAGTCATAAAACAAGAATGACATACGACACCGTTCTTATCTGTTAGAAAATCTGCCATGTCTATTCCAAGACACTCGTTATCCATTGGATTGATTCTCCTTTTGTTTTGTAATTGGATATGGTTCATAGTGTTTGATAATTCCACCCATTCTAGTAATACACTCATCACAATAGAAGGCATGATTTAGAACAGTTGCTTCTAAGACTTGTCCTTGGCATCCTGTACAATAGAACGTATTTATCCTATTACTCTTATTATCTTTTGTCAAGAGAACACAATACCTCTCTCATAATCAAATCCTAACTCTTTTCTTCTACAATCAACACAATGTTCGTAAGGTTTACCCTTCATATGTGGTATTGGTTCAGGATGACACATGCAATAACATAATGTTGTAGATGTCATTCTAAACACTCAATACAATCTTTACACCAGTATGCTTCTGAATTTGGCTTCCATTTCTTAGTAATTGCTTCATCCCATAGGTCATCTTGTTCATCGTCTGTTAAGTGATGTTTATCCATCTCCACAACATGATTATAAAAATCAGAATAATACATACAGAGTTTAAGTTCTTCATCATGGTTATCATCGCCTTGCCAGTCCTCATGTTCACTATTTTCACACTTCCCAATCTTAGTAGTGGGTAATTTTTTAGGATTAAAATCACACCATTCTAAACAATATGACGGTATTGTCATTTGACGGTCAATTCCTTTCTTTGAAAGTAGTAATGAGGATAAATCTTAGGAATAATCTTTGCATATTGTTGTAGTTTCAATCTAAGGTGATATGCACAATACCAAGCCATGAATCCCTTTTCTCCGTTAGGATTATTGATTTGACAGTACAAGTCAGGAACGTTATTACACATACAACATCTTTGACCTTCGGGCATGACTGGCATTACTGTTTCTCCATATTGTCATTAGGGAATCGTTCTCTATATTGTTCTTGAAATGTTTTCATATTACAAACACGATATACTGCATAAGCCATACCCATGAATACAAATTGCATTATAACACCAAACCACCATATTTCATCCCCATTTTTCCAAAGATTATAATTCATATTTAACGCATAGAAAAATACAGAGAGACTTCCAATCAATCCTATTATGTTTCTCTTATTCAATTACCATTCACCCTACGTTCTAATCTTAGATTATGCCTTCTATTTCTACATGCAGAACATTGACATTCTGGATGGGCTTCTGCGTAGTACATCTTAACCACTACCTCGTTTTGTTAGTTTAAGTAAATCCTCATATGATTTTGGTTCTATTGTTCTTGATTCCTTTGGAACAAATCTTTTACCGCATTTATCGCAGGCATAAAGCCAAGTCCCCTTTTCTGGACCACAGAATATCTCGACATTATGAAATCCAAATAAACATTGTAACTTCTTTGTCATGAGAACAAACTCTTGCGTTTACTACCGTCTAAGTTATACATTGATTCGTAACTATTACAATCACACTTACCATGAAAACAGGCTTTGCCACTTTGACCAAATGGTCTATGAACGTCTGCATGTTCGTCTAGTTCATGTTTACAGATAAAACATAATTTACTTCTATTCTTACCACCACAACAGAAAGAATCACTACAATGTTCTTCTAAACTGTTAGATGGAAGTGTCATTGATTAGCCCACCTATCACATAATTCTTGTACTATGCGGTCTTGTTCTTCCTGTGTTAAGAAATCAACCTTAGCCACAGATTCTAATAAAGATGAAAATTGCTGGAATAAAAATTTATTCTGTTTACGTGTTTCCTCTACTGTCAATGTAACAACTCCTTACGCTTACCGAGTTTGTATTTTCCAATTTCACTTTCTACCAAATCAAATAATTCGTTAGGATCTTGGTTCTGGTAAATTCCTGTTCTAACCAGAATTTTATTATCCGTCTTACCTTGGTCAAGCCAAAGATAAACATCATAGAAAATAACAGATTTTACTTTTCTTAATTTTACAGCTAATGATGAACCATAGTATATCTGCCTCGAAATTAATTCCTTAATTCTCTGATCTCTTGCCATTGCGTGAACAGTTAGTAAATAGGTAGGCTAGAATAAAAAGTTTTAGAAAAATAGGGATTTTAGACTACTTGACCTGATGCCAAGGCGTCTGCAAGTGTTTTCTTCCATGTGTTAAGGTTCTTTAGTTGTGCGTCTATTGTTCCCTGTTGGATTGCTATTACGTCAGATGATGCACCCTGTGCTTGTAGTACACTCAACTGTGCGATAGACTGATCCAGAACTGCCGAGGCCATAGAAACATAACCTCTGTATTGATCGCCAGCGACTTTCTTTTTGTCGGAAAAGTCGCTATAACCCACGCTTGGAAGGTTGAGATAACAAAGTACGATATTCTTCAAATGTTGGGTTAATCCCTCTTTGTTGAATATTGCAAACTCTTTATCCCTCTGTATTGATGCTATGCTTCCGTTAGCCCAATTATCCAGCTTGTCTGCGCCTATGGCGTTTACAGCCTGTGGTAGTTGGGATTTCAGAGCATTAACATAGTCTGCTTTTGAGCTCATGGAAAAATATTGGAAAGTAGTGTTCTAAGAGAACTAAAATATACTACTTGTCAAGTACGCTGTGTACCTTATCAATTCCGAATCCTAGGATGAGGTTTCCTAAAATCAAACCAACCCAAGTGAAATTAGAGGGATCGGTGCTTGATAGTGCCGATAGATTGACCAGACCAAACGCTGTAAATCCAGATGATAATAGTGCACTCAATAGTTTCTTTGTGCTATATTTTTGCTCTGGTGGTGCGTTCCAATAACCCTGTATTGTTGAGGCTATGGCACCCAATTCAGCCGCTAGTATGGCTACTACCGCAATCATTTCATTCATGTTACTTTAAAATACGGTACCGAGTGCCATATAAGGTGAGTTAATGTTTAAGATATGAAAATATCGTACTGCTTGCGCCTATAACACCAAAAATTGTCGAGATAATCTTGAACTTTAATGTTGATTTGTTTACCTGTTCCTCTATTACGTTATGGATGTCTTTTTCATTTAATGCAGTTCTGGTACATAAATCAGAAATTTTACTTCCCTGTTCTTTTTGAATATCTCTGATTTCCCTTACATCATCTTTGATATTATTTAGTATTGAAATTATAAGATCGTCTGGTGGCATGTTATGTTATTCCCATGTTTGACAGTTGTTGTGCTGTAAATACCCCCGATGGTGGTGTCCATCCCTGAGCCTGACAGGCGGTATTCATTAATTTGTAAATATTACCTAATGCTGTTTTGATACCATTTGTTGCGTTTGTCTTGTCAGTTGAAGATGAGTTTGGATCGTTTAACACATTGACAAGTTCGGTAGATTGGTTAATCCAGATTTGTAGATACCCGACACCATTAGTTATTTGAGAGTTTGTTAAGGTCATATACTTCTTCTGACTGCGGTTGTTGTTATTCTTGTACTAGCTTTCCAAGTTGAGGTGCTTGTTGCAACTGTAATTGATGTGATTGTTGGTCCAGCAGTACCGGATAAATTGTATTCTTCTAAATAACCATTGGTAATATGATCACCACCTTTTGAAAATCCGCCTATTTTACTAGAGGTTGTATCACCCAAGTCAAACTCGATTGTACAAGAAAATGTATCTCCTGCTGCTGATAATGTAGTATTGCTTAGTACCACCCATTGAGCCTGTGAACTTGCACCTACTGCGGTAACTGCGGCACCTGTCATTCTTGCACCGTTATACATGTAACCAGTACTTGCACCGTTGATTGTAAGATAAAGTGCCAATGCTGCCGAGATTTCACCTTCTATTGTTATGATAACCTTGGTATAGTTTGCTGCTGTGAGTGCCGAGCCAGGTGTAAACGTATAAGTAGATTCCGTACCACCTGCGGTATGATTGTCCAGTATTTCATAAGGTCCGAACTTTTGAGTGAAAACCGATCCATCATAGTAAAGATATTTGTTTGCTGTCAGGCTTGTAAGAATTGGTATGTTAGACCATGCCGAGTTTGCTGTATTTCTTTCATATAGGAAATCTGCCGTAAATCCTGATCCCGTACTCGTACAATATGCCAACATTCCAGCGTAAGTAGTAGCACTGTTAATCTGTGCACCTGTTCCTACGAATACAGATTTTTGATTTAGCCTAGCAGCACCTACTACATCACCCGAATCCCATTGAACTCCGCCAGATCCCATCTAAATCACTCCTATGCTGCACAATCGCAAAATGCCACCTGTGCGACTGGTGTTACTGATGGGTTGTGTGCTATCTGTTGTCCGTTGTATAATGTTGTAATATCAGAAGTTGATAAAGCATAATTCCAGATTTGTATATCATCGAATCGTGATCCATTTTTCACTATTGCATTTACACCATCACCAGAACTCCCAATACCTAATGCTGATGTACTTGTCCATAATGCGAGTGAACCGCCTATTGTACTACTTGATTGTAAAACTGTGTTTACCCATAATTCCCATCTTCCGCTAGATTGTTCGTACAATGCACAAAAATGGAACCATGTATTAGGAGTGTATGTGTAAGTTAATCTATCATGGATTGTTTGAACTCCTGAGTTATTAGTCCATACGAACCAAGCTAATCTATTAGATGCTTCAGAGTTTGCATCTACTCTTAACATATACTGACCGAATTTAGTGATTATATCCCTTTCAGGATCTCCTCCAGAGGTTGTTGGTAAGTATAACCAACCTGTAATAGATACTGCACCAGTGGGGTTTAATCCTGAATTACTTGGAAAATTAACTGATGATGAACCGTTAAAACTGAACGCCTTGTTTGTTCTACCATCTGAATATGTAATAGCACCATTAACATAAGTTTCAGTTCCTGTAAGTGTTCCAGCGTTTTTGTTTCCTGAAACATCAACATAATCATTATCAAAAGACAACATAAGTTTCTGATAACTTGAATCATCCTCGACTTGGAACAATCCAGTATTTACATTGGTCTGAGAAACAGAATCAGTAATATCTATTGTATCAGAAACACTCTGTAAAGTTCCATTAACTGTGATGGAATCAGTAATATCTATCGTATCAGCGTTAGGTGAAATGTAATTTAACGTAAAATTATTCTGTGAAGTATTTCCAGCTTTTGCAGACTCGATATCTTGTCGTAACTTGTTTAGTATATCCGCATCCGTTGTATCTCTGAAATTATTTACTGCCGACATAATCTAGATCGCACTCAAAATTAATGTCCAGGCGACTGTCGCTGTGTTGGTAGATGATTTAACAAAACTGGAAATAATTTTTCTACATATCATGTTACCAGAACTTGAAGCGTCAAACAATCCTGTCTCAAGCCAAGTTCCGTTGTTACTAGATGAAGAATAGAATGTGTCAAAGTGACCGACACCAGTAGTTCCGGCATAACGGTTTGTAATTGCTAATCTAGAACCAATAGCAGTATTAAGATCAGTATCAGCCGCAGTGACAGCCGTACTATTGGAACCAACACCGCAATAAGTTATCGAGTTGGTATTTGTAGCGATTAAAAGAGCAACTATCTGATTCAGTCCGGCATTGACAACTAGGTTATCACCTGCAAATACAAGACATTCTTCTTTCTCTTTCTCGGTTAATTTCTTAAAATCTTCATAAGTAAAATCGGCTGGATGAGAATAGATTTTTACGTTTCCAGTAAGTTTGAATTGTGCCTTACTTTCAACCATGTATAGAAATTTGACTAGAATATTCTAAGAGAACTAATAGGTATATGGCGTGAAAACCGTAGCCTGAATCTGGTAATAGAAAGTTCCTGTTACTCCCGAATCATCGGCTTGGAAGATGTACTCTATATCACCTATCGTATAGGTTCCATCTACAACATAACCAGATTGTTGTTTTCTGATACGTACAGACTGACCTATTGATAACAAAACATCAGGCGCATAAATCAAGCAGGTAATCATGTCTTTTCTTTGTGTCAATGGTCCGGCTATTGCTGTGAGGTAATTTGTCAAGATAGCCTGTTGGTGTATGTAGGCATAACGGTAAACTTCTTCATGCAAGTGTTTTGATGTTGATGATACCGAAGGTGGATAAATAGAAATCAATGAAGTCGAGTAATATTCACGATAAGAATAATTGAACCTGTTAGGTGTACTTGTAAGAGTATAGGTAACACCATCTGCTGACGTTGCGATAACACCAGTATCTAAGGCGTCACGGTACCACTTGAAAGTATTTGGGGCAGTTCCAGTTTTTGATAATACGATCCAGTATTTCTTGGCAATGTTCAGAGTTTCATTAATTGGAAATGATACCCAATTACCACTACTTGGAACATCAGAAGGTGCCTTTTGTATTGTACGTATGACACTTCCAGTCGGCAATCCTGCATTATCTTCTACGAGAATCAAGACAAGATTAGAGGTAGGAGTTCCAACCCAACCACAATAAACATCAATCTGCGCACATTGGTTAAAGACTGGAATAAACTGCATGGCAATATAATTAGAATCCAAATTAGTCGAGTTTGTAGTTGTAGTCTTGCTCTGGTCTATTGTTGTCTGATCACCACCCAAGCCCAATAACTTTGACTTGTGATTTTCCAAAGTTCGTTTGTACTTGCTACCAGGTGCAATGTAAGCCAGTTTTGTTTGATCCCATGTAGAAGCTACCGAATCATTTACATCATCTGTAATCAATACACCGGAAGCAGAAGCAGTTAATGCAGGCTTTACTACAAGATTCTTGTTAGGATCTACATAATGGACTGAACCTGAAAGATCATCCAAAGCAGAAAGTTTGTCGTCTATTTTTTCAGCGTTTGCTTCAAATTGAGATACTTGTAAATCAGGACTAGGCACGACATAGGTACTTGAATAGACTATGCCCTGCTGTGCAACTGTTGGACCGTTGAGATCAAGGTAACGATTAGAAACAGAAACCATATCTGATATAATTTGAGAAATCTTTGTGCTATTGTCTGCGGTATCTACCTGTGTGGGATCACCTGCCAATCTTCTTTGAATCCATGAACCGTTAATTACACGATTTTTTAGAATATCAGAACCCCAATCAGGACCGGATAAAGTTACAAACATTAGATTCTTGTTTGGTTCTTCTATTTCTATTGATTCTATTATACCAAGAAAACATAGTGATTTACCTGCGTTAGTCTTTCCCTTGTAGATTTTAACCTGACACCCTTCTACTATGTTACTTAGTATCGTATTCATTGTACTATTATCAGCACTAGGTGAAGTGATTTTAATTTCAAACTTACCGCCTGTCCTGTCAGCAGGTGGCTTGCAGGTCAATGATACAACGTTAAAGTCTAGAACTTTGGGTGATGATAACGGGTTAAACTGGTAAATGGAACTAAACGAGCCACCATCTGCGGTTTGTTGAATTTGTACCACTGGTAGCTCTGGTTGTCTTGTCGGGCCTGTCACACATTAATTTTAGGAAAAATTGAAAAGAGAAGTATTACACTCTATGATTTCCTGTCACATCTTCAACCATGAAGTGATGAAGCTTAAAGCATGTCCAAAAGGCGATTTTCCCACATCTATGACAATAGAATCCTTCTTCACCACCCACCCACCATTCTTTGATTATGAACAAGATTTCATCCAAGATCCTATATGGTAATGATTTCTTTATGTTCACAACCTTTGGTAGTTGGAAATTTAATTAAACTTTATGATTACATTCCAAAGCCACGAGTCTTTAGATTCTTCTTATTGGTGTTTGAGATGATTGTTTCCAAGTCTCTTTGTGCAAGTACAGAACCTGCGACATTTACAATTATTACAGTCTGACCGCCCATACTGCCATTTGTACCTACGGGCTTGATTGAAACTCTTTCTGCGCCTGATTCTCCAGCTATGAAACTTGTAGCAGTTGAAACTATACCATCATAACCTGATGCAGAATAATGTAATGCGTATTTTGCTTCTGCTGCACTCCCACCAGTTGCCTTCATCCAAGCGTCTATCTGTTCCTGTTTGGTTGGTACATGTGCAACACCGTTATCCCTGTTAGCCGCCCTAGTGAAAACTCCATAGTCGTGGGTATTAATAAAATCTTGAACATCACCAGATGTCCATCCGGCACTAGCACCACCTAAAGCACCTGAAACAACTGATCCAATTCCATAATCTCCACTCAAACCGATTGAACCAAGATAACTCGATAAGGCACCTTGAGTACCTACTTCTAATTGGTCTAATTGATCCTGTAAGGGTTTTATTTTTGCATCAATCTCTGCATTATTTTTAGATATGTTAGCCTGTAACTGTGGTACGTTGGTACTCTGGTCAATATCACTTAGACTAGGCATACTCATTCTTCCTGAATTTATTTGATTAATTTTATCTTGAATTTGCGCCTTTTGATTAACCTGAGTTTGTATTTGTGATTGATATACCGCCCTCTGGTTAGCCTGTTGTGCCGAATCCACTAGACCTGAAAGTAATGTGTTTGATTGTGTAATACCATCTGATACTTTTTGTAGAGTTGGGTTTGTTGCTGATGTTATGGAAGCGACTAAATCCTGTCCTGTTTTTTTAGCGTCATTGATTATCTGTTGCGTAGTTGTTAATACTTCGGTTTGTTTTTTCTGTTCAGGATTTACAGAATTAAATGGCTGGCCTGTAAGCATATTGTTTATACTGTTTGCATGCGCGGCTTGAGCAATTTCTGATGATGTTTTCATTAACGGTATGTTTGGAACTGGGTTTGATTCAAACTTACTAAGTACGCTATTTACAGCGTTGAAACCACTAATGAAGATATTAACAAATCCGGCCCAACTATCACCTATATCATTCATTACGTCTTGCCAGTCAGTTTTGAATCCGTCTAAATCTGCTATTAATGCAGCTATTGGTAATATTATATAATTGGTAAATGGGTTATCACCAAATGCTTTGTCTAATGATTGTCTAAACTTATCTACATTGTCTGGATTTAATCCTGTACCTAGTTGTGTTCCAGCAATTAAGGCAGCCGCCCCTAAAACAAGGAAAGTTCCACTAAGACCTGCTAATCCGATTGCATCCTGTGTACCTTGTGAGAAATTCTTTATTTTTGGTGCCAATGTTGAGTATGTTTGAATTATTTGGTTTGCACTTATTGCGGCAGATGAACCAAGTGTTATCCAATCGGTTATTTGTTGATATGTTGCCTGCCTAGTTACAAATGCTAGGTTAGATTGATCTGCTGCTATCTTTGCCAAGTCTGCTTGATGTAACGCAACATCATTTGGAAAATCTCTTAAATCTATTTGATATTGTCTTTGATCTGCGGCTAGTTGTTGTGTTGCAGCAGTTACCTTTTCATTTACACCGATACTTGCTAATTGAGCTAAGTTAATTGCGTTTGTGATTCCAAGCAATGTATTTGATACTGCACCTACGGTACTCATTGATTTTGATAATGAGTTTAGAGCTGGGTTTGAAGCTAGGAAAACTTCCTTTTGTACTCTTTGTTCGTTGTTTAATGCCCTGACATCTCTTAATGACTGTCTCTGCCCTTTAGCATAATCTGAAATTGAAATCTGACCTTTTGAAAATTGTTGATCTAAATCTGCTAGTTGTTGTTTAGCTTGTTGGGCGCCTTCTACCATTATCTTCCAGCGTAATGGAACTGATACACCCGAAGAATCAGACATAAAACAATTTATTTTCCTCTCAAAAAGAGAAGTATTTAATTAAGATATTTTACAGGTCGGTGAAATTCTTTATTTTCGTTCTTCTTAATCCAATTACAGTTTGCACATAAGACTTGAAGTGTTTCCTTAGCTTCATCTGGGTTATTAGAATAAAAAAGGTGCATTTGGCATGAATTTGTAAATCTTAACAGGTCTTTTCTTCCACCACCTTTGATATGGTCAAATTGTAATGCCCTAACGTCTGAAAACCCACAACGTACACATTTTGAACCACCTAGTATTGAGTATAATCTATTCTTTAATTTATCACGATAATTCTTTTTATTTATACAAACTTTTGCTGGATCTCTTTTGTAATATCTTCTTTTTCGCTCACTAATTTTTTCTTTATTCAAAGCATGGTACTTTCTATTTCTCAGTCTTTCTAATTGTAGAAATTCATCAGTATTTTTTAATACCAAATATTATCGATTAGAACTTTCTAATCGTTTGATAAATTGTTACTGGTTAATCATCTTTTGACTTTTCGGTTTCTTATAATGCCAAATCAAGGCACCAATTCCAATTATGAACCCACCAACAAATATGTTATTGACACCTTGCCCGTTTACTATTCCACCTAGAAAAGTGATTGATATTCCACCGAGGATTGATAGAAACCCGATAACCCCTAAGATAATAACTAAAGCCTTGATTTTTGTCATGTCTTTTCCTCTTGAAAGTTCCTCTTAAACTTGTTCCAACGAATCAGAACTAACCTTTAAGTTTTTACCCATCTTTTCAGTATAAACACCACTAAGACCTTTCAAAGCTGTCTGCACGGCAGGTTCTAGATACGGGTGAGGTTCTACGGCTTTTGAATAATGCGAAAATACTCTTTTACCTGTCGTCTTGTCAATCCAAGATAAGACAATGGCATCCTTTGGAGTTACTGGCCCCCTACCATATTCAATTATTCCAGCATAAGGAAGATCAGAGCCTACCACTAGCGAGTTACCAAGATTCTGTTTTACTTCGATTGAACCAAGTAAAGATCCAGTTGATATGTTACCGTTATTTTGCAAGTTTGATTTTGCTTCCTGAACAATATCTTCACCAATTTTTTGTAATACTTCACTTGTGGCTTGATCCATGTTTTGAACTATGCCGCCTAGAATTGCATGGGTTGCCTTGTAGCCTGCTATCGCTATCCTAATGTTTGTCATTGTAAAGCCTCTTGATAGAATTTGTTTCTTGCATTGTTTCTCTCCATTGCCTTGTTTTCCTGTGTCATGCAATAATTTAGTAACAATATTCCCAGATTGTCCTCATTGTCTAAAGTATTCCAAGAGTAAGAGCATCCAAATGTTTTCAACATGTTATATTTCATTATAGCCTCTAAGGACTCTGTATCACACTCGGTAGTATTGTTTAATGCAAAAGCTAAGTTGATGTCTGATCTAACTTTTTTTTAATCTGGGTGCTTTGGTTGTATATGTTATTGTATAGTTCCAAAGCAGTAGCATAGTCAAGTACGTCTAATTCTTCCTGTGAAAATCCATAACATGCAACTAGAATATTTTTCATAAGTTCCATATCAGACTCTTGTGTTGTTACATATAGCTTGTTTATCTCGGCAAAATCTTCTGGTTTCAAGTCAGATACCTGCTTGCCTGCAAACTTGTCTGAAAAATTCATCATTTGTGAAGCAAACTTTCTTACCTGTGATACTTCACCCCAAGACATTCTTCTTTTAGCTTGGAATTGCTTGCCGTCTATGGTAACGCTGTCAGGTAACATTTTAGGTTACGGTTGCAGAAAGGCACTTGAAGTTACACTGTTCTATTCTTGCATCTGTGCTTGATTCGTCTGAATCTCTTGTATAGTTTACAATGTAAGCGCTTGTGCAGGTAATGGTAGAAGTTGCAGTTTTTAATACAACTGCGAGAGTTCTTGAAGTACCTGCTTGGAAATCAGCATCAAGTGTTGTTAATGTATAAAGATTGGTAAAATCACCTGCTATCTTTCTTCCATGTGGTTGGGTTGAAAATGGTGTTGCTGTACCTAATGTATAATCTGGTGTGGTGTTTCTGTTTATCGTAATACTGAATTTCTTACAGTCGATTGCGGTAGAGTTCCAAGATACTGGGCCTGTACCACCTGACAAGTGATCCCAAACTGTGCCTGATGGAGTCGAGGCAAATGTTGGTGTTGTAAGACCTGCGTTTGCAGTAGTAATTGGAGTGATGATATTTACTGCTTCAAAGTCAAATGTTGCTTCATGTGGCTTTCCTATCTCTACATCGACTTGAACCTGTTTGCATCTTGCACCCTTGATTATACAGAAATTCTCTACTCCGTTAAGATAGAATGAAAATAGAATTGAAAGTGTTGCCGATACCGTACCTGTTGGTGTGGCATAGTTTGCGGCATTGAAGCCATATTTTAGAAAAGTAGAATTGGTTAATGTTGTCTTGATCTGTACCTCGAATTTTTGTAATCCTCTTACTAGGGCGATAAGATCCTCTGCACCTAACTGGCCTACCTCTACAAACCCACCATCAATTTTTAATGAAAGTGTGGAAGTTGGGCCACATGCTGTAAAGGTTGGTGAGGCAGTTGGTGTTGTTCCTTCTGTTGTTTCCTCTACATATTGTGGAACCTTGACAAATAACTGCGCTGTCGTAGTCTTGTTGGTTGTCATTTCTTACAAACCTCAGACTTTTTCCATTCGCCAGTTTTTGGATTATGTAAATAGTGAACTATCTTACCATCTTCAAGGGGATGTGTTTCACAAACGAAACCGTCATTAGAAGAATCTTCGGTTTTAATTTTGATACCAGAATCAGCCAACGAATAGTTATTTTTTCTTAGAAACTAAGAGAACTTTCTTTCTAACTAGAATACAAATCATAAATCATTGTAACCAATGCACGGCTTCTTGATACCCAGTTTCCTTTGGTTGCAGGTGCTCGGTCAGTTCTTGAATCATCATCCACTGGTTCTGTATAGATTTCTTGAAATGATGTTATTGTAAGCAAGTCAATACCGTATGTTGCCTGCATTGCTGTCGGGTTTGCATTGATTATGCTTCTGATATGATTCTCAATATTCCATTTTGTAGTCTTTGCGGTACTTCCCTGGCAGTAAATTTGTATTCTCTTGTTGTCGTAGATTCTCATTCTCTGCCTTCCTAGAGTCTGCTCTGTTTCGTTTGTAGAGATGTTTTCAACTATAATGTAATTCATAAAGCCGGTGTGTAGCCCAAACTTTGTATCAAATTTTATGGTATTTGCGGCAGGTACTGTATAACCTGTGTTCTGTGTCCAGTTTGCGCTTAGGTATGTGTGTAACGCAACGGCTGGATCAGTTGTTAATACGGTTCCTAATTGTGCATCCTTGAAATTGACTACCATTTTACTCTCTCAATACAGAGTAAGTATAGGACCATTCACCGTCAGTTGTTTGGTTTCCTCGAATATCTTTTGCAATCTGCATACCTTGCTGATACCAAGCGTGTTTTGTCAAGTCTTTAGGATCACAGACTAGAATAGCTGCGGCAATCAGGTTAGCTGCCGAACCTAACAGAGAAGATGGTGAAGAAACACGGTTTACATTGTTTAACTCTCCGTCTAGAATATCACTTGCAATTGTTAATGCAGATGTTGCCTTTGTATCGTAGTCACTATTAGCAACACCCCACGCAAGAACCTCAACCGTTGTTACAGAACCATAATCAGTCAATGAATTTTAGTGTAAGAGAACTGAAAAGAGAACTGTTAGGCGTTAGGACAAGTTACATTATGATTCTCTGGTTGGTTGCATCTCTCACAAAGATCAACACCACAATCTAGACATGAATTTGCATTTCTAGACGGGCAACAGTCACAGAGTTTCATGTTTCAAACTCGATTATTCTATGATAAAAGATTACTGTATTCTATTCGTGGTTTTTTTATTCCAACTAACAGAGGTTGTGATTCTTCCTGTATCTCTTTTAGGTGTAATAGTTTGATTCGTTTATCACAAAATATCTTGATTCCGTCTTGGTGCAGTTTCCAACATAGTACAACATCTAAACTACCTTTCAAACGTTCATCAGGAATAATACTTGATAACGGTTCAAACTCGTATTGTTCGACTATCTTTCTAGACAGACACATTAATGGAAACCCAGACCATTTGACCTCAAAGATATCTTCTTTTGGTAATGTAGATTCTGTGTACCACATAAATTCCGGAGCAAGTGGATATACTACGTTACTTGTGACATTGTAAACATCAAGATACTCCAGACAAATATTCATCATGCCTGAAATTACATCATACTCTTTTTCTTGTAAATCCTTGATTAATTGGTCAATATGGGCCTGATTCACTACGATATCAGAGCAAGCTATGACAAGGTGTGTATATTCAGAGTGTTTTAGAAAGTAATCTCGTATGATGGAATAAGCTTCCACTTCCTCATAATACATTGGTTTTATCATATCCACCTGCAAGTGTTTCTGGTGTTTTTCTACTAGCTTGAAATCAAATGGTGACGGTACACCTAGCAAAAGTTTCATGGATGGATTGCTTTTCTAATTGGGGTTTCCTTCTCTATCATTCGTTCCTGATAAATTCTTGTATTTTCTAGATATTCTGCGGTTCTTGGTTCATCTTTACCCATCTCTAAAATCAGGCCTTGCAGTTTTATCTTTCCCGAGTCACCAGATGATCTTATCTCACCAGTTGTTATGTCTTGGAAAATACAGTGAGCATTATAGTATCTAAAATTGTAAGGTTTTATCCAAATTCTTGGCAAGTAAATATCATTAGGCATTACAAGAACCGAATACGTGCCTTGTTTTGTTGGCAGATTATTCCAGAATAAATCCCAATCAGTATTTTTGTTGATATACTCATCCGAGTCTATAATCAGTAAGACATCAACGTCATATTTTTTGCATTGTAATAGGTACTGGCCTCGCTTATCTTCCTCTGAACCGATAAAATCTATTAGGATAACGTTGTCATATTGTCTTACTTTTTCCCTTAAAGTTTCATCAGAGTAATCGTTTTTTGATGGATTTAACTCGAATCTACCATCAATTACAAAGATGTAATCAAAATGACCTTGAATAGAATCTAGTGTACGTGTAATAAGATGATCCTGATACCAACATACACCGGCAGCAGACTTTACCATCCAAAACACTTTGTTATGATAAGGCAGTATTGTAAAAATAATCCACGATAATAATCTAAAATATCCTCTAACTCGAACATGGTATTAAAAATAAAAAAGAAAAAGAAAAGGAGTGTTATTCCTATTGTTTTGATGAAAGTCTTACTGCACTTGTAGCATCGATTGTTCCAGTTGCAAATCTCCAAGTTACGTTTGCTCGGATTTGGTTATCCTCACCGAATTGGTGTAGAATGACCTTTGCTTCCCTAGCTACTGCGGCACCAAATGTATGCTGTGGCACACACATGATTGCGTTGTAAGCGTTGGTTGTGGTGTTACTCTTTGCTTCAATTGCGTTAGTTACTACAATGTCAGTTCCCCAGATAGATTGAACCATACCTGTGTCAGTTATCTGTGGCTTTGCATATTGTGCATAAGTTGTGATATCTGATGCGGTAAGCATTTCTCTCAACTGTTGAGGATGTACGAATACAACTGGTCTTGTTCCATCTCTCAAATAGCCTTGGTTTGCAAGGTATTGATAGCCTAGAGCGATACCCTTGTAGTCAAACTGTACGTTTCCAACTTCAGAGTTCACAAGTGCTGTTGTACTTGAACCGTCTGCCTTGTACCATGCACCAGCAGTAAGGTTTGCTTCTGCGGCTGTGGTTCCTAAAAGGTTAGTAGCTTCATAGTTCAATATTGTCATCATTGCACTGTTTAATGTAGTTGCAAGGATGTCCTCTGGTTCGTTCTCCTCGATATCGGTGTTCACATATTGGAATACACCTGTGATAGTTGAAGGAGTAACAGAAACAGAAGTAATTGTCTGTGTTGCTGCTGTTGCGGTTGTACCTGCGGTTTGTGAGCTTGTAGAAGGTAGTGTACTCTTGAGGAATTTACCAGATGTCTGGCCTTTTGCTAGAGATTTGAACTTGCAATATTGTCTCACTGGTGCAAATGTAATTCCACCTGGCACGAAGGCAACAGTAGGATCTACTGATGCTACACCTGCTGAGGTTGAAATTGTTATACCAGAAGCGGTTTCTGCGATATTCATTCCACCAGAGTAGTTTCTTGAGAAGGATTCTCTTACACCATGTGCGGTGTTGATTTTTCCGACTCCCATGCTTCTGAGTTCTTCATAAGGCAATGGAATTTCGGCATATCCGTTTTCAGATAGTCTCTTGATGGTTTTCTCTGCAAATTCCTTGGAACCTATTGGTGCTGGACCTGATAATATTTCAGGTACGGTAGCCATTGGTTTAGGAGTTGCCTCATTTCCTTTGAGTTGTGCTTCAAGGGCTTTGAGTTGGAGTTGTTGTTCGTTCATTGTAGAAAGGATTTTTTCGAAGTCTGCCTTTGAGACAGTTTCAACGGCTGGTGCTGGAACTTGTGCTACTGGTTTTTGTTCAGTAGGTTTGGTTTCTGCATCGCATCCACATTCTTTAATGTCTTTAGAAGTTTTATCTTCTGTCATTAAATTTTAGAATTTGATTTTCGATTAAGAGAACGATTTAAGGATTGTTTTTTACTATTTCTTTTGATAGTAAATACAAGTGGTTCACATTACAGCGAATCAGGTCTTTTCTAGAATGTTCACCTATTAGTTTGAGACATGCACATTGTATCTTTTCCATTGTTGCAATGTTCAATGTTTCTTTATTCCACCGCAAGTCTTGCAGGTAATTGAGGATTTTACAAGTTCTTTTAGTTCGGTTATTTCTTTTTCTAACTGTTCTATCTTTTCATTTTCCTTTAAGATTTTTTCAGGATCTATAAAGTGGATTGATTCAGAGAGCATATCATTAAGTTCATCAGGGGAAGTTATTATTTTACCCACAACGTTGATGTTTTTCTGTGGTGTTTGATAACCTAACTGTGCATTAGTTCCAGTTGATGTTCCAATAGTGTAAAAAGGTGTGGTATTTTCAAACATTAACGATGTAGTCTGAACGCTTGGGTTGGAAGTAATTGCCAAACCTTCCATTGTTAGAGTCATAGGAGTATTGTAACAAGTCTTAGGTGAGCAGGTTCTAGCGACTTCATCAACATGGGCCTCTATTGAAACCTTATGAGTTCCTTCCTTGATTTGATTTCGTCTTTCTGAAAGAATGTTTCCTTCATAGTACATTGTATGAGAATTAGGATCTACGGTAAATTTCACAGTACCTACTTTTTCGTTTGTGTGTTCCCAGTTGAGATTATCTAGTAAGACATTTACATTTTTAGCAGAATCAATTACATCTGGTAAATAATTATTACCGTTCTTGGAAGTAGTTGGAGTTAATGCTATTCCCCTGATATGAGAACCAGTTACGGTTGCAGTAGATTCGATTAGTACCTTTTGCACGAATTTTTGATACCATGAAACAAAAAGAGAAGTATTTACGGATTTAACAAGGCGTCAAAGATTGCATCTATTGTATGGTTATGATCCTCATGACTGAATTTTCCTTTCTCAATGTATCTTTCTCTTGCTTTTAACAGTCGATACATTGCGCCTGTATCGTCACGGTATTTCTTTGAACTATATGACCTCATACTCCACCATTCAGGCGGTCTTAATCCGCATTGTATCTTACCAGAGTTTCTTAGGTGTTTCATGTCTATTCGCTTGTCAGTGTAAATCTTGATTCCTTTCTGGTTACACCAGTGGCAAAATACAAAGTCTAATGATGCACCAAATGCTAGATTCTTTTCACCATCTCTGAATATGGCGTCAGTATTGAAAATGTAATCCTCGACAATATCCCTTCTAATAGCTAGTAATGCAAATCCATTAAACGATACTTGAAATATGTTTTCTTGTGGTAACTCACTTCTCTTAATCCATCTATACTCCCTTGCACCCCTATCAGTCATTGGTAAAATCCATGTGATGTTTACATTCTCGGTATCATTCTCATCTACATTCATCATTCCACCAAGTACAGGATAATCACCAGTAGTTAGATCCTCGGTTAGTTGTGCAATGTGTTCAGGTTTTACTACTATATCATCAGTTGCTAAAACCATGTAATCATATTGATTATGTGCTAGAAAGTAATCTCTCATCTGTGCGTATGCTTCAAACTCGTTCTTGAAACAGACTAGAAACCTATCACATTGTAATCTGTCATTTTCTGTTTCTACTTCTGGTATATTACAACGAGGACTAGCCCGACACAGTAGAATCTTTACCATTCAATAATTTTTGTATTTTCTCTCTGATAATAGAATCATAATATCCACCCATCTTATGAGTCAGTTGATCCTCATGCCTTCTGTAATACAGAGTCTTTTTCTGTATCAAGTAAAGCCTCACACCATAGACAAGACAGGCCCGTAACCAAAATTCATAATCCTCTGACGCTTTCAAGGTATCATCATAAAGTCCGACTCTGTCAAAGACTGACTTGTGGATCAAGCTAGATGAACCGTTACCGTAGAAATACTGCCATAGTAATTGATTTCTTTCCTGTTGGGTTAAATGATTTAGGTTTCTTTCGATAAACTCGCCTGTAATTACTCCCTTGTTATCAATATACCAATAATCAGTATAGAAAATCACGTTTTGATTGTCAGGTGTCCTTAATGCGTTCTCGACTAGGATTTCAACTGCATCATTTGTAAGTACGTCATCAGAGCTTACCCACTTGATCCACTCACCCTTAGCTTCTTTGATTCCGGCATTTAACGCAGACGCAGTACCGCCATTTTCCTTGTGTATTAATTTAATATGTTCTGTAAATTGCAACAAATCCAAAGTTTTGTCCGTACTTCCATCATCTACAACAATTATCTCAACATTAGGATAAGTTTGTAACAAGCAAGAATCAATACACCGTGTAATGTATTTTTCACAGTTGTAAACTGGTATGATTATTGATACCTTGGGAGTCATACAAAGTTATGGTGTGGTGGTTGTTCTACTGCGGAAGCTATTGACTTGTTCCTGTCTCTAAGCCAGCAAGGTGAACACATCTTTACATCCAAGTTTGTCATTTGTTCATTCATTAGTTCTACGAGTTCAAGTAACGTGTTTTTCCTGATATCTCCAAAGGCGTAATCTTTGTTATACTTTTGAATACAGCATGGATAGACTAGATTATCTGCACCGATTGACCAGACAAATCTTTGATAATAGCAAGTGTTAAAATCAGTATTTGGTTGAGAAAACGAATCTATCCTGTCACTAGAATATAATAATTTGAAATCACTTGTTTCTAGTTCTTTTTTTAATGCACCAAGTTTTATCTTCAAGGCTAGTATGTCGATTTCAGTCAGTCCGGCATGGCCTTCCTTGTCATACATCCAAGAGAATCTTATGTTATCCACTCCTAATCTTTTATAGAATCGGGCTGAATCTTCTACATCACTCTTGTTTTGTGGTGTGATGATAAACGATATTCCGATCGTAAGTTGCGAATTGCTAGCCTTTTTCGCAGTTACCAAACTCTTGATATTTTCTATTCGTCTTTCAAAATCATTGTTTGGCGTGCGGTGAATCTTCTTATGTGTCTCTTGGTTGCTTGCATCCATCGAGATCCTAATCCATGTACCAAATGATACGATTCGTGAGATTCTAGAAGGTGTTAGGTTTGAACCGTTTGTCACAAGACCTAATTCGATACCGTTTGAAATGATGTTATCTAACAAATAATCAAAGTGAGGCCAGATTGTAGGCTCTCCACCACCTGTTAATTCTATTGCAGGTATTCCGGCTTGCTTCATCATCATTGGTAGCTTGTAAGCCATTGCTTCATCCAAGCCTGATTGCTTGCTTGGCTGGCCTATTGGCTTGTTTTCGTTGATAATTGGTAACTTTCCTTTTGGAACTATCAGATCAAGCATTGAGTTGTTGTAACCGTTTTCTTTTCTGTAAGAACAAAACATGCAGTTGTCGTTGCAGTAAGCCTCTAAATCGACTTGTAATAAGGTAGGAATTATCGGTTTATGTTCTTGTAATTGTTTTATCTTGTCAGTGTGAAATATTGCCTTGCTAGGACTGTAAATATCCAATGGTAATTTTCAAGAACTAGAACAAAAGAGAACTTAATCGAGTAAATCCAATAACAAAATCTCTCTAATTATGGCAGACTTCCAATCCACATCACCGTTAATTTTCGCAGATTCGTTTATTTTTACTTGTGATTTTATTCCGATTTGCTCTGAAATGGACAGGTTTGATTGTATTTTTGCTTGTTCTGTAAAGGTTCTTGATACTAACTGTTATGGTATTCTTCTGGCCTGCCTCGGTTATTGGAAAAGTAATTGGCTTGCCATTGTTTAGTATGATCAAAGCTTCTCACTTAGTTTTCCTAAAATCTCATTCTTTCTTTCTTGAATCTTTATCTCTCGTTCTTCCTTGCACTCGATACACTTGCATCTTTTCTTGGTACATAATGCGTGCTGGTTTTCCTTGCAGAGCTGACACATTGGTTTTTTCTTTTCCTTTACTGGTGGTTCATCCCCGTCTGGTTCTTGCTGTGATAACTGTAATTTTTGACTGAACATGTCCTGTTGTTTTTGTAAATCTTCTTCTTCCTCTTGTTCTAATGTTGCATCATCAAGGTTCATACCTGTGTTATTCTTGAGCCATTCCCTGACTTCCCAGTTTGATATATCCTTGTTTGAACGAATCTGCATTATCTCCTGTACTGATAGTTCCTGTTGTGATGGTGTAGAAAATTGTAAAGATATGTTTGCCTTTTGTATCTGCAAGTCAGAATAGCCGTTTGCCTTGAGTAACGGGATATAGATTTCATTCATTATTGTATTGATAAATCCAGTCTGGAAAGACTTGATACGTTTGTCTATTGCATCATCGGTTGTTTGTGAACTGGCCCGAGATGTAAAGTCGCCAGTCATTATGTCATGTGGAAACTGTGTGCCTAACTCAAACGCCTTTTCTAGATGCTCAATGTATGAATCATATTTTCCAGTAGAACTTGATTCTATAATGTCAATCTCTGGTTTCCTGTCACCAAAGAATGTACTCCCTACCTTTCTTTTCTTGAACGCTAAGGCCTGATTGTCGATAAATTCCTTGTTTGCACCTGCGTATGTAATATACTTCATTGGCTCTGAATGGTTTGTGAATATGTTACCCATAGCTTCCTCAACCTGCCACATGACTTCGATTAGTGGTTTTATCGGATCATCATAGCCTGGCAAGCTTCTTGGTACTGCCAAGGAATAGAATAGACTCCTACCCCAGTCATTCTGATCATAATAATTAATATGAAACTCGATGAATCTATCCCTTGCATCCTTCAAGCCCTCACCCAGTTTTATTATCTTACCATCATTGATTTTCTGAATATAGTATTCTACTGTTAGGTTGTATTGGTCACGCCTTTTACCTTGAATCGAACTCATCTTTACCGGCTTGATATTCTGTATAGATTTCTCGTCTAGTTTTTCTAATAAACAGGAACCGCAGATTAGCGTAGTTGTGCCGACTTCCTTGTATTTCTCATATGCTTTTGTTTTCTTGTTCCATTCTTCTATGAGATCCTTGATTTTTTGGTTGTCTGCATTTACCTGTAATTCTGTTCCAAAGATTCTGTCGATATAATTGTAAACCGCTGTCTGTAACTGTGGTGTTCTTTCAAAGTAGTACATCATTGTCATAAATTGGGTTTCTGGCCTCTCACCCATGTAGGAAAATAAGTTAGGGTTTACTACACGTGCAGGTGTAGTATCTCCTTCTGAAACAAAATATTCCTTTACTCTGGTGAAAAATCCTTTCTTGGTAACAGGTGTAAAGTCCTCATAAACTACGGAACCATCAGGCAAGTTAATTGGAATGGCTTGTTTCATACGTTATTACTCGGTCCTGGCAAGATGTTGAGTATTTGATCATTGTTTAGTGTAGATTCTTGAACTCCTGATTTTGTTAGTTCTACCTTTGCATAGTATGCGTGCCAGTATGGCATCTGGCCCTGCGTTGGTAGATATTGAAATGTTCCACCACTTGCAGAAACTATTGTCGCTGTCTGGTTAAGATAATCTACGTTACCAAATGGATGTCTGAATAATCGTAATGTTACCGTATAGCCTGTAAGATTCTTTGCAGTTGTCTTTGCTTCGTTTGTGTATATGGTTCCTGTCAGGCCATTGTCAGAACTAAAATCACCATAACGCCATCTTCGCTGATCTAATGTAAGATAAAGACCGTAAACCAATTTAATTTATCTCCGTGAAAATAGGAACTAATTTTGTTAAGACTAGATAATTATCACGGTTCAATGTTATTTTACATAAAGGAATATTCTAAGAGAACTAACTTACACCATGACTGAATAACCAGAACTGCGTTTGTAATACTGGCAGGCCATTAGAAAGCAATCCCCCAAATCAAAATTAAGTTTCTTCTTGTCTGGGTGTCCTTTGTCGTTAAACTCTACTGCCTTGAGTTGTTGTTGCAAGTCATTATAGATTCGGTGTATTCGTACAATACCATTCTTTACCGTATCACTCGCTATAACCGTCATATCTGATAGTTCTTTATTGAAATTACACTCTTTTGCCATGATTCCACGTTCTGTTAAATCCTTAATCAGTCCTGGGTGTGCAGAATCTACTATTACGTTCTTGTTGTAATCATTGGCTTTCAAAGATACCAAGTCTAACATAGCAGTAGGGCTTGCACGTTCTATCTGCATGGCTTCCTTGATGTAGATAACACCGTCTAGTTTCTCTGCGCCCAAGATACCAAACTTACTGGAACCATACGCAGGATCAACACATAGAACCTTATCACCATTTTGTATTGATAAATTATAGTCTTGAGTTATTGAATCAACTAACTGGTAAGGAAAGATATTACCGATTCCCATACCATATTTTAGGTTATATTCACGTTCAAATGATAATGATTTCTTGCCTTGCTCTATCTCTGATTCGGTATAGATTTTGCCTAGGCCAACGGTATAAGGCAGAAACATCCTTTCATACATGCAGTTGATTTCCTTTTCCATATCCTCAAACAAACCACCTGGTCTGTCAGGTGTTGATACCATTACAATATAAGGATCTGACTTTGGGATGTATCTTTCCGCTACTGCTCTAGCATTTTTCTGTTCGCCAATTGGAAAGAAATCTGCCTCGTCTAGGAAAATGAATTTAACATTGGGTAATCCCCTTGCAGTATCTAGGTGATGGGATGGGAAGGCTTCTAGTCTTACTCCGTTTATTTCAGTTACAGTATTTTTTGTATCAAATGTACGATCCTTGAATAATTTTCTAAACCTATCCATTAATCCAACTGCTAATTCTATTCTTGGGCCTGTAATGATTAAGACCTGTCCACCCTTCCAAGATTCATCCTTTACACATCTCCAAGCGATATAGCGTAATACTAACTCTGTAATGCCTAGACCAGTAGCTTTCTTAACCCATACGTATTTTTTAGATTCAATGTTTCGTATTACCTGTTCTTCATAGTCGTAAATTGGGTGTTCTATTCCGTTTTTTATTGGTAAGCCTATCTGTTTGTTAAATTCGATAAAGTCTTGTGGGTATTGAATTATCTGAGGATTTGAGTCGGCAGCCGGTGTTAACTCACTTTGTAATTGTTTGAGAAACCCGTTCATCCTTCATCCTACGAACTGCTAACACGATTTCATTATCTCCAAGTAATTTCCACCTATCAACGTCAATTTGATGGATAAGTTTCTCTAATGCTACTATGGTCGATTCATCTTTTGTAGCCTCTAATCTTTCTTCTAATCTTGACTTTCTATAATCAAATGATGCCCTAATCATGGCATATTCAGAATCAAATGAGTCAATCAGGTCTTTTCTGTTGGTATATTCGATTGACTTTCTTACTTTGTTATAGTGATACCAAGAGATACTTCTATCAATTTTTAGTTTATCTGCAATCTGATAATCATTAAAACCTCTTAAGGTTAGAACTCGTATTTGCTCTCTGGTTTCAGTAGCTAACTTACCCATACGTGATTATTTAGCTGTTTTAGTTGAAAAGAGAACTAATTGGATGATTTCTTCTTAATATTCTCTACGACTCTTACTGAACTGAATCCGCCATGATATATTCTATCATTGGATTTCATTAGCTTATTCGTGAGTAAATTAAAAAAATAATAACATTTAGGAACTAATTAGGGGTAAGAAACTGGCTTATTGCTTCATCAGTCTCCATATCTACCAATTCCCAATCAAAGTTCATTTTAAGGAAATCTAGTGGTGTCATTTGGTTTCATCCTTCTTTGGTACAAATGGCTTCTTTGGGCAGTTATGACGGCCATTGAGATCCTTACCTTCTTCCAATGGGATTAACTTTCCGTTCTTTGATACTGCTCTCTTGTCAAAATAGATAGCCGTACCGCATCCGTTCATGCAGTAAATCTTATTCCCCATCTGTTACCAACTTCCTACCATCGTCTTTTAGCTTCTTTTCCATTGATTTTATCAGGTCCAGAGTCTTTTGTGCTAGATCAAAGTCTATCTTCAAGGCTATGTCTTTTGGATCTGTGGTACTTCCGTTTACTATCTCCACGGTACACTCTATCTGGTGCAAGCCTTTCGCTGTCTGTGCTACGTTAAGGCGTTGCCTGATTTGTGGTGGTTCTAGCATGATAAAAAACTCACATGTGATTTGTCGGCATTACAGGCTTTGGTAATGCGTTCTTGTAGATCCAATTCTAGTTTTATTTTCTCTTTTTCCTCATCCAATAGACTGGATCTGTCTATCAGTTTTCTTTCGTCAAAGATGTTATCATTCATGGATAGTGGATAGTTAGTAGTATATTTTAAGATATTGGTAAATATTTAATAATATCTAGTTTGTTAGTGTAGATATATGACCACTCAAGAAGAAAAGCCAATGAAAAAGGTCTTGCTTACCATTGGTGATAAATTGTTTGCAAAACTAGAGAAGGAAGCTAATGATAGAGAGATTACTATTCCTGAATTACTTAGATCCGTTATCTTGCCAAAGTATTACGACTGACTCATCTTAACGGCTTTCAATAATCTTTTCAGCTTGTCAGGCTTGAATTTCTTTAGGTGTTCTACTGCGCTATGGTGGCCCTTACATAGTAACAAAAACTGATTTGGTGTCTTTCTAATAATCGGTGCAAGGTAATTGTAATAGTCCAGTGGCTTGTCAAAATCACTATAAATTTTCTGTCCTGATTCATACCATTTATGATGAAATGTAAACCCCTTACCAAAATTTCTATGGCATACAAAGCATTTTGATTGATAGAGTTTTGCCAGGTCTTTCTTTAGTAGTTATAAATCGCTTTTCTTATTCAATATCTGAAAAAATAATCCTCGTAGGAATTAGGATCAGTTGATGCAGTACCTATTGAAATACTAAAGCCTCGTTTGGTTGTAAGATTAGCTTTTAGTTGGTTGATTATTGCATACAGATCCTGTCTTTCAGTCCTCATTTCGTTTATGACCTGTTCCCTTTTGTCTAAATCAGATTCTAGTTCCTTAATTCTTTGTTCGTGGTTTTGACAGGTCATGTAGGAATTTGAACCTTGGATTTTAAAGGTAATTCTTTCTTCTTGTTTTGGTATTTTCTAACATTTTCTCTTACACAGATTTTACAATATCTTTTGTTGTTATGGATGTAAGTGTTTTGTGAATCGTAAGGATGCCCTCTCAGACATTGCTGTTTATTTTTATTAATGGATGCCCGTGTTTCATCGCTTCTGAATAGGTTTTCTTTGGTCGTTACAAGTTCCAAATGATCGGGATTGACACATTTTCTGTTACGGCATAAATGATCAATCGATAAACCTTCTGGAATTTGACCTTTGAATAGTAAATATGAGAATCTATGAGCAGAATAAGTCTTATACAAAACACAGAATCTACCATAACCGTTAGGTCTATCAGGTCCAGTCCAATTCCAACAGGAGTTAGTCTTTTCTATGTAATCGTAAAATCTCTCTAAAACGTTTTTGTATTTCAAGGTGTAGGTAATTTTGAATTAAGGATAAAATCTTTAGTTTGATTTTTCTTTTGCTTATCAAAATTTTGTTTTCGTAATATTTCCTCGTTAGCCCAATCTGCTATATCGGCACCGCATTTGAAACAACATCTAAACCATTTTAGTTTCTCATAATGATCTTGCTTAACTATGTTATTGGTAGCATGTTTGGGAGATATTGATAATAGTTTTGCTACGGCTGCTATATTGTATGTTGTGTCAATCAATACCTTTGCCATGATTTTCTCAAATGGGCCTACTTTGTTTCTAAAGTCAGCCATCTTTGTAAGTGCTAAAATCTTTGATTCAATACCTTTCTGTTCTTCTACTTTCTGTGTGATATTGTCAACTTCTTTTAGAATGGGTGAACGTAACTCCTTGTCTTTCTTGAATTTCTCTAGTATGTCGTTTGTCAAGTCTGCAAGGTTCTTTGAGTTTATGATAACACGTTGTAAATATTCCAAGCCTTGCTTTTCTTCTTTTGATAGATTTAGTTCAGGCTCTGGTCTTTCTGTCTTTTCTTTTGGTTCTTCATCTACTGTCTTTTGCTCATAGACAATATCATCAATCTTGGTTTCTCCACAGTCACAAGTCTTGATTCTTGGGTTCTTTGGATCTTGTATGAAATTATGTGAATGTAGCGTGTCGCTACTTTGATAATAGTTCCGCTTTTCGTTTTCATTAAAAAGTTCGTAAAAATGACTTCTGTCGTAAGTCACACCATATTCTGATAATTGATTATATAGGAACAATGCGGTATCTTGTTTTTTTATACCTGAAAACTTACCTGATTCAATCAGGGGTGCAACTACTTCTTTCATGCGTAATACCAAGGCTTTCTTTGTCTTTAGATCCTCGGCTTCCACTTCTGATAACTTTCTTAGCAAGTCACGGTATTGCTTTTCATATTCTGAAAGGTCTTTTGAATCCACTAAGGTAATTTACGGTACGAGTGCCATATAAGGTGAGTGGATTATTGATTACGGATTGTGGAAAATATACTTTTAGAAAGCGTCAACATCCATACGCTTCAAAATATAATGATCTTGCTTTCCAGTTGTCTTGACAAATTTGTTTATTGAAGCATGTAATGATTCATGTCTTATAGTCTCAATTACATCATATAGGCTAAAGCAATTACGTAAATAGACTTCGATTTCCTGTCCAAATGTTTCACCTGCACAGACTGAACGTTTCAAAGATAATTTGATTCTCATTTAGTTTCTCCAAAGCGTTTCATATCTTCCATGAAAGACAACATCATGGCGTTTAGCTTGGTTAGCGTATTACGGTCTTGATCCGGTATCTTGTCAGCTCTTGCCCATGTCCTCTCGAACCATCCTAGGATAGTCTTGTAATCAAGTATCGTAAGCTCGACTATCTGTGACATTTTAGATCCTCATCAATCCACAAGCCTAGATGTTTGAAACAAATAGATTTACCAGTAGAAAGTATAACGCCTATTCTACCATCTTCGCAATAGTCACATTTGATCAATTTACTCTAAAATAGTGAGATTGTTCGCATTTACAAGTAATTTTCTTGATCAATTCCTTGTTTCTTAGTTCCTGTATGGCGTAACGGATTGACCTTGGATTATTATCTGGAAATGCTTTGTATAGTTGTTCTGGTGTTCTGTCTGGGTTTTTTGTAAGATGTTGTAATATTTTGTCTTTTAATGATGTTTTTTCTTCTTTTTTTATTATAGGTAACTTATCAAGTGATACGGTTCTAGTTGTTCTCATACCTTGAAAACAGATGGTTTTATTTTCAATTCTGTAATATGTGGTTTTATTATAATTTCACCATTTGTTTCAACTATAACTTCTACACCGCCTATATCTGGAAATATACCACCTAGACCACCCCTTGTAAGATGACCATCAGGATATTTCCAAGCACCAGTAGTGTAAGCGTGGGTATGAGCTGATCTAATATACATAAAATTATGAACGTGGCCTCTGGAAATTACATCATATTTCATGTTACGACCTTTATCTAATGCCATCAATGCCATTTCCTTAGCTAGAGGTGTGGCACGATATGCAAAGAATTTTGCGTATGGTGTATGATGAGTAAATGAAAAAGTCTTACCGTAAATTTCAACGTTGGCCCAATAATCTGCCTTATTTCCATCCACACCTTCATAAATTGAATAATCTACTCCACCCATCTGTTCAGCTATCCATTGTTCTGCACTTGTTCCTTGTATCTGAACGTGATAACCAGAACCACGAATAAACATGTATTTTTCACCTTTGATCACTCTAAGTAATTTTATAACATCTTTAGCTTGGTCTGCAAGATTAGTTGTCCACGATTGATTACCCAATTGTTTAGGATTTGCACCATCAACAGGTTCACCATTGTTTACTACTAAATCGGGTTTTCTTGATAAGGAATCAATACCATCATACCAAATACCTCTTAATTCATTTTGAAGAAGATTAGGTTTGATATGTAATTTTAGGTCTGAATTGTAAGGATCTTCTGAACATATTGCGTAAATTCCACCATCATGTATGTCAGAGATGTTATACAAAACCTTAGCTCTGGTTTTTCTTCCACCTAGGTTACTCTCACTCATTTCTAAATTTCTCCTTGAGCACCTTTTGTCTTGGTGATTCCCGTACACGCTGTTTGCAACAAGTGCAACGCCTACCGCTTGGGGATAGATAAGTTCCTTTTTCATCAATCCAAGTAGAACAGTAGGTACACCAGAACTGGTTTAATCGGTATTTTACTCCGGTGAATATTCCTGTAATCACTTGAGGTTTTTTACACATACATGATTGATATTCCAGAGTCATTTTACCAAGTCCTTTTGTGCCAAATGTATTGGGATTGAGTGCCACATGAGTAATACTGCGAGTTTACCCCAATCTTCTTTTTTGAATCCAAGATGTTCTACTAAATCTTCGGGAAATATTGCCAACGGGTTTCCGCTTCTAAGATGATCCTGATTTCTTTCCTTGGTCTTTTGGTTCTGGTATGGGAACTCTCCATGAGTAGAATCTTTATCCACTTCAAGAACAGGTGTTAATGTTCCGATTTTGAAGATAAAATCAGGTATTCTGGTTCCGTATTTTGTCCAGTATGCAGAGTTGTGTAATGTTTCTTCTCGCTTGTAGGATAGATGATAATTGTTAAAGGTCTGTGATAACAAGTCCAAGACGTTAGCATCTGCATTTCTAGGTAGTGATTTTATAGCCTTGTTTCTAGCTTGATTGTTTTTCTTGTTCATTGGTACAACTCCAAAGGTTTGTTATTGAGATTTTCATCATTACCCCAAACATCCCACCCATGAATTTTAGTACGTGCAAAGAGTTCGATTCTCGGTAAATCTCCACAAAGTTGGATAATCTTACTTCTTACAATATCTGGTTTTTGAGAGTGTTTCTTTGGTATAGTTTCTATGACTTGTTTAATTCCAGCATCAAGACGTTTTGGTTTTCCCTTGGTTGCAAGTAAAACAACTTCTGCGTTTGAACGTGTCCATCTACCCATACCGATAAAAACAGAGTTGTTAAGATTCTTCTTTATCCATACAAAGGCTACTGTTTTGTATTCAAATCCCCATGCCTTGATAACGTCTAAAGCTTCTTGTATCTTAGGGAATGTAGCCCATAGAAATAGGATTGAATCTTTATCGCTTATTTGATTGACTGGTAAGTTTTGTATTTGTTCATCACTCATTAAATCATATTTGCATGCAGCACCACGATTACCACTTAATGCCTTATCTTCATACTCCCAT